GAAGAAATTGCAATGATTAAACAAAAGTTGGAACTTCTGAAAGAATTTGAAAAAGATATAAAAGTAAATGCTAGGGTTATTTCTGATTATAGGCAAGCAGAATTAGAGGAACAACTTGTAAATAATGAATTAAGCAGAAATGCTTTAGAAATTCAAAAAGAACGTTTGGAGATTGAGAAATCTAAGACTAACACAGATAAGATTGACAACAAAATAGAAATTGAGCTGATAGACGTATGAGAATAAAGACTAAAATAAATAAACATTTCAAAGATTTAATAAAAGATAACGAAAATCATATATATTTTATGCTTGGTGGATACGGAAGCGGAAAATCTTATGTTGCAGCCTTTAAATTGATAATAAAATCAGCAACAGAAAAAAGAAAAATCTTAGTAGTAAGACAAGTAAAAGAAAATTTGAGAGGGAGTTGTTTTGCTGATTTGACAAGTGCCATTGAAACGTTAGGATTGGAACAATATTTTTATATAACTACAAGTCCACTTAGTATTAAATGTATTGCTACTGGAAGCGAGTTTATTTTTAGAGGATTAGATGATGTAAGAAAAATTAAATCAATTAAAGACATCGACACTATTTGGATTGAAGAATGCGATGAAATTGATTTTAAATCATTCAAAGAGTTGAAAAGTAGATTAAGAAGTATCAAAAATCGGAACATTATGATTTTAACCACAAATCCAAACGAATATGGCGTATGGACTTATAAATATTTGGTTGGACTATTAAATAAATTTAATATGCAAGAAAATGATATTTATGAGAAAAGGATAATAAAGTTAAAAGATGTAACACAATTGAAAAACGGAAGTATATTTACAGAAAACATATATTTACATCATTCGGTATATACAGATAATAAATTTTTGCCTGACAATTTTATAGCAGACTTAGAAACAGAAACAGATGACTATTTAAGAGCAATAAAGACATTAGGGAGATTTGGAAGTGCTGGAGATACATTATTTAGAAATTTACATCATATAGAGCAAAGCAGGATAGAAATATTAATTGAAGGTAAATGGAATAGATTTGCTGGATTCGATTTTGGTTTCAGCAATTCCTATAACGCAATAGTAAGAGTTGTGATAGATGAGGAATTGAACGATTTGTATATCTATGATGAATTTTACGATAATCATTTAACCGATGTAGAAATGTTGGAAACTGAAATGATACAGAAATTAATAAATGACGGAGAAGTTGTTTATGCAGATAGTGCTGAGCCAAAGGCAATTGCTTTTTACAATATGAATAATCTAATGATTAATCCAGTCAAAAAAACGAGCGACATAAGCAAGGCTGGAGTTAAAAAGATACAATCATTTAGAAATATATTTATTGATAAAAATGTATGCTCTAACACATATAGAGAGTTGACGGAAATGAAGTGGTTTTTCAATAAAGATGGACTAATAGCAAAAAATCCGAAAACACAAAAACCATTTAACATTGACCCACACAGTTTTGACGCTATCAAATACGCTTTGAGTGACTATACACCATATATATTAAATAAACATTATTACAAAGAGGAGGTGGATAATGAGACTTAACATTTTTTCAAAAGGATTTTGGAGTACCAGGTCGCCAGTTACGTTATCTGAATTTATAAATAATTATTCTCTTGGAGACGAAAGTCCTGAAAAGTTTTTGAGCCAGTTGTATAAAAATCCTTTTACATCAAGTGCTATCACAAGAATAAATGAAGCAATTAACAATTTAAAATGGGGAACATATAAAAAAGGATATGGGGATAATGTTAGAGATGTTAAAAGCAGCTATGTGCTAAATACATTGCAAAATCCTAATTCCTTGCTTAATACAGACCAATTTATAAATTATTTTGCTTTGTATTATATTTTGTTTGGAGAACTGCTTGTAATGAGAGTTGATTTATTCACAAAAGCTGAATTGATTTTATTTAAAAAAGGCTCTTATCATATTGAATACGATAATCAGAATGTGTTGAATGGTATCAAATCAATAAGAATTAACAACAAGGAATACAAGGGCGAAGATTTAAAGATGTTTCATTATATCAAGGGAGTGAATATTTACGATAACATTGCTGGAGCAGGATATGGAATAAGTAAGGTACAATCATTGACAGCTTTGCATAATTACTGGTGCTACATAATGCAATGGAACAACAGTATATTAAAGAACGGCGGTAAAAGGAATCTTATTATTGTTGTTAAAAGGTTTTTGAATGCTTTCAAAAAAAAAGAAATCAAGAACGAAATAGAACGTAATAGTGGATCGAGAAATGTTGGAAAAGCACTTATCTTGGACGGAGAAGGGGCTGAAATAAAAGAGGCGGACTTTTCGCCTCAAGACTTTGATTTTCTTAATGCTATGGACGAAATAAGGAATACTACTGCGGCAGTAATGAACGTGCCTAGTATCTTAATTGGGGATAGGACAAACAGTAAATTCAGTAATTATAAGGAAGCTAAAAAAGATTTGTATACAGAGAACATATTGCCGTTAGTTGAGCAAATAGCTGAACATCTTAACAATATAATGAAAGACAAGTTAGAAAGTAACGAATACATAGATTTCGATACAAGTACAATTGGAGTATTAAAAGAGGACAGAAAAGAGAAAATGGCAATGCTTAATAATCTTAGTTATCTGACAATAAACGAAAAAAGAGCCGAGCTTGAATATCCGCCAATTGAAAATGGAGATGATATTTTAATCAGCACATCAATGACGCCACTCAAAGAAGTATACGAAGATGTAAAACCAGTTGAGGAGGAAGACGATGGCGAAGAAGAAGCAGAAAACGAAGAAAATTAAATTGACTAACTCGCAAAAAAAGATACTGGCGAAAAAGCAGTTGAAAATGCGAAACAGGTTGATACTTAAACTGTTTGGACGGCTAAGACTGGTATTTAAGCAACTTCGTGGTGATATTGATGTAAATGAGCAGATGTTTTTAGGGGAATTTGCTTGGGAAACGTTTAGTAATCAATTGTTTATGGAGCTAAAAAAAGGAATGCTCGAAACTATAAGCGAAACATCTAATTTTCTTGTTACACATCGTGGCATTGATGAAAAATTAATTCCAGCAGTTAAGAACAGAACATTAAAAGCGTTAAGTAAAAAGGTAATTGCTGAAAAGGTAACAAACATAACCAAAACCACGAAAAATATTTTAAATAAAATCATAGTTCGTGGACAGGAAAGCGGAACAAACATAAAGGATATTGCAAAAGAGATAACTCAAAAAGTAAAAGGCATGGAAAAGAAAAGGGCAATGGTAATAGCAAGAACTGAAACAGCCACTACTGCAACAACAACGTATCACAATGGATTGGAGCAGGCAGGACTGGAAAAGACTTGGTGGCACGTTGGTGGTGGAAAAACTGACAGGGAAAGCCATTTGAAATGCGATAAGGAAACTATCCCAGCAAATGAAACTTTTAGTTGTGGACTTAAACATCCACATCAGTTGGGAGCACCGGCGAGTGAAATCATAAATTGTCATTGCGAATTAATATAGGAGGTGTAAAGTGGAAGAATTTAACAAAAGTGTCAAAATGGTATTGAAACAAGATACTGAAGAAAAAGGAATAATTGAAGGGCAGTTGGTAACACATAGCGTTATTGACAGTTACGGAGATTATTTCGATAAGACAGCACTTGATAAAGTGGATAAGGACAAGACTTATTTCTTGTTACATATGCACGATTGGAGTAAGGAAATAGGGACTTTGAAAGTTTATCAAGATGAAGCTGGAAATCTTAAGTTCTCAGCTAAACTTGATTTGTCAACAGACGAAAAAGGTAATGCTTTGAATTTAGATGCTCAAAAGGTTTATTCAATGATGAAAAATAATGGAGCAAATTATGAAATGTCTGTTGGCGGTTTTTTAAAACAAAGAGAGTTTGGAAAAGTACAGACAGATATAGGAGAAGTTGACGCTAGAATAATCAAGGAGTTTGAAGTAATTGAGGGTAGTGTAGTTTTAAAAGGTGCAGTACCTGGAGCGACTGTGCAAACGGTAAAAGGCGATAACAATATAAATAAAAATAATAAAGGAGATGATAATATGCCAAAAAATATTGAAGATTTAGAAAAAGGAATGAATAAAAATACGGATGGTATTAAGAAAGCAAATGAAGATTTAGCAACAGCATTGAAAAAAAATGAGGAGCTGGAAGGTAAAATTAATAAGGCTAATGAGGAGCTTGAGAGTATGGGAAAAGCACTAGATGAAGTTATGAAAAAAGGTGTAGCTAATCCTGAAACAGAAGAAAAAAAAGAAATTGGAGCGTTCGAGAAATTCTTAAAAACTGGAGATAGAAATATCGAAGGATTAACGAAGGCACCTATTATGACATCAGGTGTAACCCCAATCCTAATGCCGTCGGTTTTATCAGACGAAATTTTGAAAGAAATTAAAGAAACATCCAATTTTTTAATGAAAGGTACAATAAAAAAATTAGAAGGTAAATCAATTGTTATCCCAGTCAGAAATGACATCACAGAAGCAAATGAAATTGTAAAAGAAGGTGCTGGAAATACAAGAGATGGGTCTTTAGCATTTAAGCAAATCGAAATAACAGCAGGAACAAGACAGGTTAGATATCCTGTTACGGACGAAACAAGGGAGGATACAGCGTTTGATATTGTGAACGAAATAAGAGAGGCAATATCTGAAGAATTTGGGCAAACATTATCTCTATTAACTTTAAAAGGTGTTTATAGTACCACGACACAACAATGCATTGAAGGTTTTTTAACGAACACAGATGTTTTGGCAAATGCAGTAACAACAGCGGCAGTAGGTAAAGTAACGCAAGACGATTTAGTTAAACTCGAAACAGCAATGAAACCTTTTTACAGAAAAAAATCAGCTTATTATGTATCACCTAAATTGTATGAAGAAATGAAATTGTGGAAAGACAATAACGGAAGATTCATATGGAACGATATTTCAAAAGGGGCAACAATGCTATTTAATGGCTATCCTGTGTATGTCGAGGAATTTTTAGATGACATTACAACAGGAAATTATCCTGCTGTGTTCTGCGATTTTTCAAGCGGTTATTATTATGTGTTAAAAAAAGATTTTGAGCAAGAGTTGAATAGAGACCCAGACAAGAGAATAACAACATATTTTACTAGAATACGGTTAGGTGGTAAAGTTGTTAGACCAAATGTATTTATTCCATTAAAAGTAAAATAGAGGTGGTCCGAGTGTTTATAACGGCAGATGACTATGAAAGAATAACAGGTAAAACCTTAGCTGATGATGAAAAAGCTAGGGTTGAAACCTTGCTTAGTGTTGCGATTAGTCAGATTGAAAATATGACTGGATATAAACTTGAAGTTGAGGAACTTGTAGAGGACTATGATTATAACAAATGGATTTACTTAAACAAACGTCCAGTTGTTGAAATTGTGACAATTAATTCTGATGATGAATATAAAAACCGTGGGAATTATATTGAGTTTGTTAAATTCAGAGATTGTCCTTGTGCCACAAGAGAAAAAGAAATTGAGATAACTTATAAGGCTGGATATGACGAATTACCTGACTGGTTAAAATATGAAATCTGTATGCTTGTAAACAATTTTATAAACAGTATGGATGAAGAGGCGAGCAAGTATAAGGCTTATAAGATTGATGATATCTCTTATTCTTTTTTGGATTTTGCAAGTAACAAAAGAGAAAAAATTGAAAGTGTTGCGAGGCGGATATATGGCTGAAATTGTATATGAATTAGAGGGGCTAGAAAAACTTGATAAGGAACTGAAATATTTAAGTTCTCATGCTGTTAAAGTTGGAGTGCTTTGGAGCGGTGGAAGTTTGAAAAGTAATACGGATGTTCAAGAGTATGCAATATTCAACGAATACGGAACAAGTAAAATGCCAGCTAGACCTTTTTTTAGATTGTCGGTAGGTACTACAAATGCACAAAATGAAATAAAGGAATACATGAAAAGTCAAGTTGAACAAGTTATTCAAGGCGGAATGACAGGACAACAGGCTTATGAAAATTTAGGAACATTTGTAGTTCAGAAAATAAAGAAAACAATAATGAGTGGTAATTTTGCAGCAAACGACCCCAAAACTGTAAAGGCTAAGGGACAAAGCACACCACTTATTGATACACATTCTTTATTTCATTCAATAGATTACGAAATCGTGGGGGCATAAAATGGCACATAAAACATTTATTCCGAAAAGATTTTTCAGCAAATGCAGAATATCAAAGAAAACTAGCGAATGGATTAATTCGGAACTGGTAGAAATTGATGAAAGCAAGGAATTTGAAGGAGCAGTATTTAATCTTAATAGACAAGACATAAGTATGCTTACGGATCAAGGGATACAAGTGACTTTAGACACTAAAAAAATATATTGCTATATTGATATTGACTTAAAAAATACGATTGAATTTGAGGGGAATAACTATATTGTAACAACAGCAAAGAATTATATGAAACACGATAAACTTAGAATTTATTATATTGAAAGAGTGCAAGAATGAAAAATGAAGTATTAAGAAAATTGTTAGCCAGTTTTGTAAATTTCCAGGTTATTCGTGATAATTATGTAGCTAAAAAGCCAGCAGAATGTGCTGTTATGCACACAATAAGTCTTAATAAGTCGGCATACAGTGCATATAGAACTGTTGAAACAACAGATACGCAGATTAAGGAAAAGGCTTTGAGATTAGTTATCGCTTATTTACAATTTGATTTTTATGCTCCAACACAGGCAAGGGCTGAAGAAATGGCAAGTGAACTACTTGAAATAATTGTCTTTAAGAAAAGACATGATCTTGTCAGAAATGGATTTGGACTAAGCGATGACGAGATAGAAATAAAAGATTTAACTTTCCTTGAAGGCAATCAATATATTTACAGATTTAGTTTTGATGTAGAAATGAACTGGCGAGAATCAAGTGAAAGAGTAAGAGATTTAATAAAAGATGTAGAAGTAAAAACGGAGGTAGAGAATGGCTAAGAAAATAAAAGTAACGGTAATAAGACCGACAAAGCCTTTATTGTTAGGCGATTTCGGGAAAGTCTTATTTATAACTAAAGAGGAAGATAAACCTTATAAGAAATACACAAAATTGGATGATGTTAAAACAGATTTTGGAGCTAATTCTAAAATGTATAAAGGCGTGGAAACATTTTTGTCGCAAGAGGACAGTGATGGAAATGTAATCCAGCCAGACGTTTGGTACTGTGCAAGCAAGACAACGCCAAACGAAGAATTTTTAGATAGTTTGCCAACTGGAGATTTTTATGGAGTTGTAATCGATTTCTATGATGAGGAATTTACGAAGACATTAGCCAAATGGCTGACTAGAAATGTTAAATTTGCAGTTGTGGCTAACTCAACGGCAGAAAATAATAATTTAAAAGAAAGTGTAAGAATATATTTTATGGCAGGAAAAGCTGAAGGCGGAAACTTGGATATATTTGGATTGCCAGCTTACACATTTGCTCAAGGAATTAATGGACGTTGGAGCGACAGAAGAATATTAGGAGTAGATCCGTCAGCTAAAACTTTGACAGAAGAAAGCAATAATGAGAAAGGGAATATTAATTACACTAGAAGTTTTGTTGGATACAATGCTGTAACAAGTGGTTCTTGGTGTGCTGACGGTGTTAGACGTGCAGACCAAACGATTAAGATAGACGCAATTGTGCATAACATCGAAACTAATTTGTCTAGAATGTTAATTGAAGAAAAAAATACAACAATGGACGGTGAAGGTATTCCGAAAGTTGAAGCATTATTAAATAGAGTAATGTTAGCAATGGGTAAACAAGGAGCAATTGCTAAGAATAATAGTGGCGAATACTTGTTTAAAGTTACAGTTCCAAGCATTGAGGATACCTCTGCACAAACAGGGTTGACTGTAGACGATTATATTAATCGTACGCTTAGAAATGTAAAAATTGATTTTACAATCAGTACAGAAATAGAAAAAATTGAAGTTACATTGGTTTGGCACGACGAACCACTAACGGCATAAGGAGGTAGAAAATGGGAAATAGTTTTTTAGAAAAGTCAGCTGACTTAAGTTTAGTGGATTTGATTATAAATTTTCCTGGAGTGGGAGATGGATATTTAATTAAAGAAGCTACTGAGATAGAAAATAATCCAACAGAGGACTCGCATACATTAAGTGACCCTGGCATAAAGGGAAACGTTATAACAATACAAACTAGAGTTACAAAAAGAGAAATAAAAATTACAACTATCAAAGGATCTGACGATGACATATTTTTAACAAAATGTAATGCAAATCCAAAAGGTGTGTTGGGAACATTAACTTATATAGACAATTCGGGAATGAATAAAATTGTAGGAATCGGAGAAGGTGTGTCAATTCAAAAAGGCGGAGAAAGAAAAAATAATACTAAAGACGTCACTATTGAATATACTGTTCAATGTGCAAAATATACAGAAAAAGTTTAGGAGGATTTAGAAAATGGCAAACAAGGAAAACGAAAGAATAGAAGAAAAGAGAATGGAACAAGAAAATAATGTTTTTATTGATAATTTAGGAAGGTTGAATATTAAGGAACAAGAGATATATGTGGATGCGGAAGGTAATACAAAGTTTTTTGATTTTCGGTTGACTAAACCACAAAATTTGCAATTGTATCAAAAAGCATTTTTAAATTTTGCAATCGATAATGATTATTTTACATTTGCAACAATAGTATTGCCTAAAATGGTTGAATTTCCTAAAGAAGCTAGAAAAACAGATTTTTTTGAAAATGATTCAGAGGCGTTAGTTGAATTGTGTAACACAATCGTGATGTTTATGGAAAAGCCGAAAGAGAAGAAGAAAAGAAAATTGAACATGACCTTGAAATAGCGGAAGAACAATACAACGACCCTATGATTAAAATGAAATGGGAATTTATTGTTAAAAAGGAAATAAAAGACCCTAACATTGTCTTAGATATGGATAATGTTAGGTTTTTCCAATGGTGCAGAGCAATAATGGATTTTGAAGAAAAGGAGAAATAAAATGGCTGGTGGAAATAAATTAGAAATATTGTTGAGTGTAAAATCTGAAGATAGCCCAATAAACAAATTAAAATCAAAAATGCAATCTTTATTACCAGCCGCTTCAAAAATAGAAGAAAAGCTGTCGAAATTAGGAAGCAAAATAAAGACAGATGGAATAACTAAATTGCAAAATGCAATGAACGGAATGGATATGAAAATCGCAAGAATGAAAATACGTTTTTCAAATTTTTTGGCTGGTGATAAAGTATATAATTTTGTTAATAGTTTTTCCAAAATTCCTAAAATCGGAGATGCAATAAGTGGCAAACTATATAAGTGGGTTGACAAATTAAATGTTGGTGTAAGAAAAGGCGGATTACTGCAAGGAGTGTTTGAGAAATTAGGTCCTAAAATAAAACAGGCTTTCAGTGGGAAAAGTTTAGAAAATTTTAAAAATAAATTAAACTCTATAAAAGAAAAAGTGGGTAGTTTAATAAGTAAATTTTCCAAATTTGGTGCAATTACTGGAGCTATTAGTGGATTAATTGGCGGAATAAGTTTTGCTGGAATAGCTAAAGCATCCGATGAAAATTCGCTTAGAAATTCAAGGCTTGGAATGGTGACAAACGATGTTGCTGGATTGAAACAAAAAACATTTAAAGCATCCCAAAGTAGTGGGGCGGATTACGGAGCTCAACTAGATTCGATTGCTAAGTTAAAAATGCTTACTAAAGGACTATTTAATGATGATGAAGCTGTTAAATTTACAAGTACGTTGGATAAAGCGTTTAAAGTTTCAGGAACTGGAGCAGAAGAAGCAAAGTCAGCCATGTACCAATTAAATCAGGCAATGACTTCTGGAAAGCTGCAAGGTGATGAGTTTAGGTCTGTAATGGAAAATGCTCCAATTTTGGCTCAAAAAATAGCTGAAAGTATGGGAGTGTCTATGGGAGAACTTAAAAAACTTGGTTCCGAAGGTAAGATCACGTCCGATGTAATTAAAAATGCTGTATTAGGAAGCGCGGGTGAAATAGAAGCCCAATACTCTAAAATGCCATTGACTTTTGGAAAAGTTTGGCAACAAGCACAGAATGCAGGGCAACAAGCTATGGACGGATTACTTACCAAAGTTAATCAATTATTAAACACTCCTGTTGGTCAAAAAATGGCTCAGGATTTACAAGGGGCATTTACTGGACTTGCTGGAATGGCTAATGGGGCATTAGATGGTATAGTAAATATTTTTGGAAAATTAAACTTTGGTCCTTTAATTGGACCGATACAACAAATAGGAACTGCATTGTCGCAAGCATTTAGCGGAGTTGGCGGAGAAGGACTTACAAACGGTATAGCTAATGGACTGAATATGATTATAAGTTTAGCTGGACAAGTTGCTGGAGTAATCGGACAAATGATTAGTGGTATTAATTTTGGGCAAATAGGACAGATATTTGGTGACATCGGTAATGCTGTTATGACATTGTTTGCTAATCTTGACTTTGGAAGTATAGGAAATATGCTTGCAATGGCTTTTCAGCAAACTATGCAAGCTGTATCAATGTTGACACCAGCACTTGCACCTTTAATGCAGATATTTGCAGTCATTGTTAATTTAGCGGTTCAAATCGGAACTGCATTATTACCAATCGCTGGTATAGCTATGCAAATAGGTGCTGCTTTGATAGCGGCAATAGTTCCAGTTGCTCAAATAGTCATAGGAGTATTTGCTGGGATTGTTGGAGCTGTAGTTGGAGTATTTTCAGCAATAATTGGAATAGTTGCAAGTATTATGGGGGCAGTATTAGCAGTTATCGTAGGAATTATAAATTCAATTGGAGCAGCCGTCAATAAAGTTGCAACATTTTTCACTCAGGCGTTCAATAAGGCAAAAAGTGTTGCACAAGGAGCAATTAACGCAATCAAAGGATTTTTCAATGGATTAGCAAGTACAGTAAGTAGTATTGCTAGTAAAATTGCGGGAATGTTTAATGTTAAACCTCCTTCTTGGCTTGGATTTTTAGGCGGCGGAAAAGGACGTTATATTGGAGACAAATCGTGGGAAGGAGGACCTGTTACCGTTGCTGAAAAAGGTGCGGAAATGATTAGATTGCCTAGCGGACAACAGTTTTTAGCTAATGAAGAGATGACTATGAACTTGCCACAAGGTACTAGAATTTCAACGGCTGAGGCAACAAGAAAAATGATGAGGGACCAGTTTGGGAAGTCATCTAAAAAAGCGATTGACGGCAAAAAATCAAGTTCTGGCAGCAAATCAAATAACGGTGGAAGTTCACAAAATATTTTTTCTCCCACAATAGTTGTTGAAAATTCAGGTGGAAATGACAAAGAATTAACAAGAAAAATCGAAGAAATTTTAAGAAGATTCTTTGAAGAAAAATATTTGGCAATGGGAGGTTAAAATGGATTTCAGTAATTTGAATACAACATTACAAAATATAAGAAAAAACGAATATGGAAACATTGCCTATAAAAGTGCTAGAAATTTTGGAAAAAGAATGATTTTTAAAAGCGAATTAGGAAGTTGGGGTGCACGTATTCATGGCATTGCCCTCGCTCACTCTGATGAAGTTAATAAATTTTTTCAAGAAAATTACGGCTTTACTGTTTTTGAAGAAACAGAGAAATGTAAAATTAATGATATTCCACTTGAATGGGTACAAATTAAGAGCGATGAAAGAAGTAGCGATGTAAAAACACATTCGCTTGAAGATAGAGACAGTACATTGATAAGTAGCAATGTTTCACATAGTAATAGAAAATACAGTATTTTTGTCGTATTGACTAATTTGGGAACTGAAAATGCTGAAAGTATTTATGAACAGATAGTTGAATTATGGCAAAAAAAGAAACTTTGTACAATTTCCACGATCGAAACAATAGAGGACATGATTATAACTAAAGTTTCGAGAAGCTATAAAACTCAGACAACATTAGAATTTGAAATTGATTTTGAAGTTCTGGAATTCGCTTATCTGATGAGAAAAGGTGAGATTTTAAATACTGAATCAACTACATTAAAAGATGAGCAAAAGACGGGAGTGGCTGGAACTAAGACGAGCAATATTGAGTATAAGGGGTTTTTGAAATGAGAATAGAAATAGATAAAAATAAAATTCCTTATGTATTTACATTTAAAAGTGGCAGCGAGATTTTTTTACTTAGAATAAAGCATTTTAAGACAAATAATCGTATTTATTTGGATATTATGGATGAAGATGGAGAAATGTTGCTTGAGAACGAAAAATTGGTTTACGGCAGACCTGTTGGATGGTTTATGGCAAAAGATGAAAACGGAAATATTAACAACGATTTTCTGAATTGTCACATTGTGCCTCTTAGCTTTGATAAAAAAGAAGTTCCAATTACCTTCGAGAATTTTTGTGAAACTGTGTTTTTAGAATATTTTGATATAGAAGAGGAAGAGGACGATGTTGAATAAATTATTTTTAGAAAGAACTGAAATCAAGATTGAAACGGATGATGGCGATTTAAACTTTGTTTTTCCAAAAGATTATAATTTAACTGATTCGACAATAATAAACGGAGTAGAAATAAAATGGACTTATAAATCAGTAGATGAAGAGCCTAATGAGTTTAATATTGAAATAAAGGGGTTGACAAATACCACTATCGCAAAAATTAAATTAAAAGATGATGTAAGGCTCGTTGCTGGATATGGCACAGATATAGGAGAAGTTGCTAGCGGTATTATTACTAGAAAAGAAGTCGAGAAAAGAACTTTGAAATTAAAATGCCGAGAAGTTCCAGCAGACTTTAAAAAGTTAGTAAGTGCCGCATATGCTCCGAATACAACAGCAAGCACAATAATTAATGACTTAGCTAGCAAATGTGGTTTTACTGTGAAACAATGTGAACTCAAAAATGACAAAGTTTACAGTATTGGTGAAAGTATATTAGGCAGTGGACTTTACGAAATAGGACAAATTGTGAAAGATTGTGATAGCCAGATGACTACAAAAAATGACTTTATTTATATTTATCATAATGAAATTAGCACCGAAAAAGTTATTAAATTGAGTTATCAAAGTGGACTTCTAGAAGAACCGAAACCTCAAAACGTTGAAGAAATAAGCTATAAAGTTGAAAAGAAAAAGGAAGAAAAAACAAGTAAAAAAGGTAGCAAAAAGTCTAAGAAAGGAAGCAAAAAATCTTCATCAAAGGGAGGTAAAAAAAGTGGCAAAAGCAATAAAGGGAAAAACAAAGGAAACAAAAAATAATAGTTCAAAGTCAAATAAAGGAAAAAAAGACAATAAAAAAGCTACGAAAAATTCAAAGAATAGTAAACAATCTAAAAAGTCTGGAAAAAAAGAGAAAAAAGAAGAAATAAAATATGACTATGAAGTGAAGTGTCTATTAATTTATTATCTAAAAAAAGGTGATTTGATTGAACTGATAAGTAACGAAATATCTACTATATGTCAAATTGTAGAAATTGCTGATATTAGTGATTTTAAAATGACTTTGAAAGTTAGAGTTGTTAATAATGAATCCGATGTTAAGAAAAATAACGCTGAAATCAAGAAAATTGAAAAAGAAGAAAATAAAAAGGGAAAAGTTACTCAAGTAAAAAGAAACAAAGGAAAAGGTAGAAGAAGATGATAGAAGAATATATGAAATCAATGTTGGGTAAAATTGATACTTCTTTAATAGCAGAGATAACAAAAATATATCCTAACGGATTTGTGGATGTAAAGCCGTTGGCAGAATTCAGAGAAGTTAAATTGCCTCCGATTTTACACGTTCCAATGTGTCAATTAGGAAACAGGAATATCAATATCAAAATTAATTTCAAAATGGGCGATAAAATTCCTATCTTAATTTGCAGTAGAGATATAAGTGGTTACATTACTAAGGAAACGACCGTAGTGAATACTAACAAAAGGCATAATTTAACAAACGCTATTGCTTTACCAATTTTAATTCCTACTGATCCAACAGCTGTTAATATTCCTGAAAACATTGAAATTGATGGAGATGTGATTTTAAATGGTAACCTAACAGTAAGTGGAGATGTAAACATTTCAGGAACGTTGACTGTTGGAGTTGTTAAGGCAAAAAGTCTTGATACAGAAAGTGGAGTGAGTAAGGGTGGAATACCTTACGATCATCCATAGGAGTGTGATTTATGGATGTAAAATTAAATAACGCGACTGGGGAATTGTATGTTGAAAAAGGAGATATACAATTTTTTGGAGCAAAAGAAAAATATTTTGAAGTTATCCAGCAAATCGTACTGATGTTGCACATTCGTGAGGGAGAACTTGAATATGATATAAAATATGGCTTAAATTTTGAGAAATTATTTGGTACACATGGAAACGAAAATGAAGTTCTGGAGCATATCAGAGATAAAATAATGACTAATTTTAGAGATTATTTAAGTAGATGTTATGTTGAAACTTATGAATACGAAAACAGACATTTAAAAGTAAATATCGGGCTTATCTTTAACAATAATCAATTGGCATTAATGAAAGGAGTTGGAATTGGTTGGCGAGAATAACGGTAAATACAGTACAGGATAATATGAATATCTTAAATAATGAATTAAAGACATTGTTAAAAGACGACTTCTCTAACGATAAGCGGAGTGCTTGGTATATGCTTATGTATCCTGTGGCAAGACTTTTAAGGAAAAAGATGGAAAGGCAGCAGATACAGGCGGAAAAAATGAACTTGCTGAACTGTGAGGGTATAGAAATAGATGAACATTTGGCAAATAGCCCATTTTTCTTTAAACGTAAACAGGAAAGTCAGGCAACTGTGAAAATTGAGTTGATAGGAGGAGTAAATGTAACACTTGAGGCTGGAGATGTAATTGTTGAAGCGAATGATGGAATCAGATATACACTTTCTGAAAATGGAATATTAAATAACAAGACCACTTTTGAGTTTACTTGCGATACAGCAGGAGAACAAGGTAATAAGGAAGTAGGAAGTATTATTAAATTAGTTAAAGTTGTAAACGGTGTTTATGATTTCAAACAAAACGAAATTGCAGCAGGTGGTCAGGAACAGGAAAGTGACAATGAATACATCGAACGCTGGTTTTTGAGTCGTAATGAAAGTGAGTGGAATTTGGACGGAATTAGAGCAGAAGTTCTAAAACAGGAAGGTGTTAAGTCTGTTTATGCTGATGAAAATAAGACAATGCAAGTTGACAACAAAGGACTAGAACCAAAATCTATCGTATTAATAGTTGATGGTGGACGTAATGAAGATATAGCGAATGCTATATGGAAAAAAAAGGATCAGGCTATTCAAATGAACGGAGATACTGTTGTAACTGTCAAAGACAATCAAGGTATAGACAGAGAAATCAGATTTTATAGACCTAAAAAGAAAAAAGTACAAGTAAAAATTGAATTTCAGAGAGCTGAAGGCGTAAATATTCTTGAAGAAAATTTAAAAGAAATTGTAAAAGAGTATATAAAATCCTTGAAAGTTGGAGAATATATAACATCTTATAAATGTGAAAGTGAATTTATAAGAACAGTATATGCTGCTGACAAGCTGTTAAACATAGATATAACTTTTAAATTTAAAGAAAATCCAGGAAATAATTTTGTTAAGGTCTTGAAGTTAGGATTTAATGAGGTGGCTGAATATGTCGAATAATTATGAGTATTTACTTTCTAAATGTCCCTGGTGGCTTAAAAAAAATGATAATGTTCAATCTTTTTATAAAGCTGTAGCTAAATTGTTTGATGAAATTGATAAAATTTATAATTTATTAGAAAAACAGTACCTAATAGATTATGCAAACGGAGAATTTATTGATGATTTAGGAGAAAAATTTAATGTTACTAGAAACGGACAAACTGATGATAGATACAGAAATAGAATTAAATTGGCGATGAGAAAATATAAGTTAATTCCAAATTTGGAAACAATAAGCAATATTGGAGAAATGTTTACTGGATTAACACCGCTAATTAACTTGAATACAAATAATGAGCCAGCATTATATGACGTCAAATTCGTGAGTAACAGAGATTTTGATTATTCTTTAATAGATGAACTGGATTTAAACGATGTAGTGGGCGGTGGAGTAAAAGTAAATACGCACAAATGTTTGGATAATTATGTAGTCGGAATGAGATTTGGAAGTAAAACTTTAGGACAAAATATAATCAAAAACGAAGTAAATAGAAATCCAGTTTGTAACTTTGCGTATTCAAGATTTGGACGATTTGGTCGGAACAGCTTAGGACAACTGGATTTGGGAGAAGAAAATATTATTGATTTGAAATAGGAGGAAAGATGGCAAAACTAACTAAATTTAAAGCACAACAAGTGGAATTTGGCACACACTACAAAATCGAAGAAACGAACAGAGGAGATACAAAAATAAAGAGCATAACACCAGCTTTTGGAAATATAAGAGAACCGGGAACACCTGAAACAGAAGAAATTTACAATGGATTGCAACTCGGAAATATTCATACTTTACAGGCGATAAAAAACACTAACCTAAATATTGATTATTACATTTGCAATTTAGAAGGCTTGACAGAATTTGGATTAAATAATGACTTGAAATTAAGAATTACAGTAGATAATGCTAATACAAATGCAACAACAAAGCTAAGATTAAATAATGTCGATTATACATTATTAAAAGAACAAAACGGAACTTTGAAACAAATAGAAGCTGGAGACATTCATACAAACAAAACATACGAATTAATTTACAACGGAAGTCAATTTGTAGTAATAAATCTATTCAAAAATTTTGAAAGTTCTTACTTGGATAACTGTATCAAAAAAACAGATTTTGCAGAAGAAAACAAAGCAGGAATAATCTCGTTAAGTGCTGTAAAAGGATTAATTCCGAATGTTCCGAACGCAACAGAATATGCAAATGGAACAGTAAATTTAAGACAAATAAAAGATATAATTGACACAAAAGTTCCGAATGCAACTCACGATACAGTAGGAAAAGTAATGTTAGGAACTACTGCAAATACAGCTCTAGAGGGAAAAAGGCTAGCAGAAATAATCGGACTAGAATTTGGAGGAAATTTACAGGATTATGGCAGAAAAGAAAAAGGAAAGTTCTATTATGACACTGCAAACAAAAAGTACTATGAATGCATAGAGAATAACAATCTTACGTATAATGATACTGCAAAATTTAGAGCGATAAGCAATAAATCAATTTCGGATAAGGTGGAAAATTTATTGGAAATCAGGCAAACGATTTCAGCCAGCAATCCAAATCTCGGGACGGTCAAATTTTTTCGATTAGGAAAAAGAGTTACTTTTTTCGTCTATTTTCAAAATTTGAGTGGTTTTGCCATGACTGACGGAACTAAAATTGCCGACTTCCAAGAAAATTTCTTTCCTGATGACTTTTTTCGTGAAACAGAACACGCGATCATGAACAGAAATAATGCTGGAACAGAAAACGCCAGGCTTGTGATTCGTAGTGACGGAATTTATGTATATGGAGTAAATGGGAAAACTCACTACGAGCTGAAAGGGAGTTTGCACTATATTGCTAGGTAAAGTAAGCAATGATATTAAATTAGGAGGAAAAGATTAATGAATGTTGTAATTTATGACAAGAAAAGTCTTGAAATAATAGCAAGACCAACAATCACAAATTTGGAAGAATTTAAGAATAATCCAGCTATATTTTATCCAGACTGGAATACAGAAAACCACATCTGGAACGAAACAGAATATCAAAACCCAGTTTTAGAAAACGGAGATTTGAGGGAGGCGACAAAAGAGGAACTTTACAAAGCTGGAAAATGCAATCTTGATGAAAATGAGCTGATAGAGGACGGAAAAATCAAGACAGTTGAATTATCTGAATTTGAATACATTGAAAATAATGAAATCAAATACAAAAAAGAAGAAAAGATTGAAAAACTGAAACAGGAGCTTTATGAACTGAGAATCGAGAAGGAGAAAAAGCCTTTTGAGTTTGAAGTGGAAGGCACAAAGTATTTACAAGGCAACAGGACAATAGACCAAAGCAATATCACCAAAATATTATTTTCTTTAGTTCTAAGGTTTATTCTTGGGCTTATGGGAAAAATTTCTAAAGGGCAGAAGCTTGATTTTGCACAAGTTATGACTGACTTAATGTCGACAGAATACAGCAACTGGAAATTTTACACCGAGAATGGAACAGAAAAATATGTAAATGTAAGCGTTCAGAAGTTTATTGAAATGTCTGAAATAATGAGAAAGCATACGACAGCCTCGATGGTTGCTGAAACAACATTATCACATAGTCTTTTAAATAAATCTATAGAAGAACTGAAAAAGTTTAATGCAGAAGCTGAATACAACAAACTTTTTGAAAATGAAATAAAGCAAGGTTAGGAGGTATTTTATGCAGCTTGAAAGAGATAAGCTTTATATATCATTTCATAAGCCAAAAAGCCTGATTGGATTTCTAATATCACTAAGGACATTAGGGAAATATAGCCATTGCGAATTTATCTATAACGACTATGTGTATCTCAGCAATCCAGGAGGGGTACGGATAAAGCCTTTTGTCTATAAGGAAAATATGGATATTTTTGAACTGGATAGCCATATTGAAATCCCTGCAGTGTTAAAAGAGTTCATGAAACTAAAAGGCAAGGGCTATGATTATGGTGCAATATTCTTTAGCCAGTTGCTGGAGCTGGGAATTGAACATAAAGATAAATATTTTTGTTCAGAGTTATGTTTACATTTAATTAACAAGGGGTTGGATGAAAGCTTAACGTACAATTTAAAGACATTGAAAGCTAGTGAGTTTAGTCCATCTAAATTATACAGATATTTAAAAGATATGGAATTATTAGGAAGAAAGGTGGAATGAAAATGGATATAAGAAATTTAATTGGAATCGAAATTATGGAGCAAGGAAAACTATTAAAAGTAACAGATGCCATGCTTGAAGGGGACAATATTGTTCTGATAACTGAAACAGTAGAGAAAGCTAAGAAAGATATAAAAGAAACTAAAAAAGGGAAGTGATTTAAATGGACAGATTTGAAAGAATATTCGACTATTTATTAATGGTAGAAGGTGGATATAGCAATGATAAACACGACAAAGGTGGAAAAACAAAATATGGAATAATTGAAGAAGAAGCAAGAAAATATGGCTATACTGGACATATGAGGGATATGCCTTTATCTATTGCTAGAGATATTTATGATAAGAAATATTATCATAAAAACGGGCTTGATACTTTAAAATCAGATAAGATAGCATTATCAGTATGTGATTTCATAGTAAATGCTGGAGTTTGGGGAGCGAAAAAAGCGCAAGCTGCTTTAAATGAACTAGGATTTGATTTAAGAGTAGATGGTATTTTAGGAACAAAAAGCTTAGCTGCATTAAATGAAGTTGATGAAAATAAATTTTTAGAAAAATATCACGATTTGCAGAGAAGATATTACAGAGTATTAGCCGCAAACAAGCCGTCACAGAAAAAATTTTTACCTGGATGGCTTAACAGAGTAGATAGAAAAGAAAATTATTTAAAGGAGATGTTTTAGATGAAAAAAGTAATATTAAATGTAGGACATGGCGGAGTGAAAAAAGATCCAGGGGCTTGTGCTAATGGATTTGAGGAACATGCTTGGAATAAGGATTTTGTAAACAACTATATCGTTCCTGAATGCAAAGAGCAAGGCGTAGATTATATCATAGTATATCAGGATTATTATTCAAAGTTGCCAGACAAAATTAACAATTTAGCAAATAAAGGCGATGTAACATTATCGTTTCATCTTAATGCATCTGAAAAAATGGCTAACGGAGTTGAAATGCTATTTTGGCATACTTCCAAAAAAAGTAAAGAGTTAGCGGAATTTTTACAAGAAGCTAATATTGAAGCAACACATTTGAAAGATAGAAAAATCTTACCACGCGTAAGAGGAGATAGAGGATGGACGTTGTTATATAAAACAGTAACGCCTTGTGTCATAGTTGAAAGCGGATTCATAACAAACAAAAACGATATGGAAGTATTAGAAGCAACAAAAAAGGAGCTTGCAAAACATTATGTAGCGGCTGTTAAAAATTATTGGAAGAATAACTAAAAAAATGCTTGAATACAAGCTATATTTGAACGTTAAAAATAATTTTGGTATAAAAGGGTTGGCTAACAAGATAAAATTGATTGTAGGGCTTGTTAGCTAGCTTAAAATCGAAATGATAAAAAACAAGAAAATAGGAGTGATAAAAATGGATAAATTGGCAGCAAAAATATATTTGACAGGTAAAATTTTAGAATTAGGAAAGACTTTAATCTATAGAACAGAAATAATCGCAAAAGGAAAAGCTGGAGCAGAGAAATTTAAACAGGTGTATGAAGGTTTCTGGGATAAACTTGAAGAACTGTTGGAAAAAGAAAAATCAATTGACAGAAAATGGATTCCTGACTTCGCAGAAGAAATTGGCGAAGAAGTGCTATCAGAAGTCTTAAAGGAGGCTAGAAAGACATTTGACTTAAAAGTTATACTGCAACAAATTTTTGATGAGGAAAAAGCAGGGAACAAAAACATATTATAGCAGCGAAAAGAGGATAAAATGTGGGGATAAATTTTGAAGAAGTAAAAGCGATAATTCAGCTAGGTATAATGGGAGTTATAAGTCATACTTATATCACTCAGCAAAAAAGACTTTTTGAGCAGCAAGAAAAAGTAATAACAGTCTTAGCTAAATTAGAAAATCAATTAAATAATGATTTTCTAAAAGGCAAAGGGTTAGAGATAGCTTTGATACTAAAAATTCAGGATATGCGGTGGGCAGTTCAAAAACGTATATTAAAATACATAAAAAATAATCATTTAGAAGAAAACTGGGATGTTATTAACAAAGAAATCAAAACTTTTTTTGACGCTAAAATGATCGGCTTTGAGAGTGATATGCACGATATCATAGAAGAAACAACTTATAAACTTTTATCTAAAATGATAAAAGATGAGTTTGAACAGACAAAAGAGATACTGCTGCATATCTTAGACGATTTAAAAAGAGAAGGTGTCGAAGAAAAAGATTTGTATGGAAAAGCAGCAAGGATTGTGGAAACACATATGGAATCAATTGAAAATGAGCTTGTTGCTAAAATAAAATCACTTATAAATTGATAGTCAGAAATGGCTATCTTTTTTTGTGAACAAAAAAGTCACAATATTTTTTAAATATATTGACAAAAAATAGCCGTTTTGCTATAATGATATGAATGATAATCAAATAAATCTTATTTTAGAAGGGAATAGAATGAAAAAAATACATTTTAAAGTTACTCATAGTGGTAAATTGATTATAGGAGACACTTCCATTAGTTGTGCAGTTTTAGAAAATGGACAGAGAATCATAACGCAAAGTAGTATATACAAAACTTTTGGAAAACAAAGAAGAGGTAGTCAAAGAGATGAAAATACCGTTATCCCGTATTTTATAACTTCTAAAAATTTGATTGCTTTTTTAGACAAAGATTTGCGAAAAGTGTTTGAAGAAGTTGAATACATATCAAAAAATGGAAGAGTGGTAAAAGGTTATAAAGCAGAAACTATACCAGCTATTTGTGATATTTTTATAGAAGCACATAGTAGAAAAGCATTAATGACAGCACAAGAACCATTATACGAGCAGTCATTAATTTTAATGAGAGCATTAGCTAAGGTTGGGATAACAGCATTGATTGATGAAGCTACTGGATATCAAAATGATAGACAAGCACAAGAATTGCAAAATTTGCTGGCTAAATTTATTGGTGAAGATTTATTAAAATGGCAAAAAAGATTTCCAAAACAGTATTATAAGGAAATGTTTAGGTTACACAATTGGGAATACGATGAGAATTCTAATAAAAGACCAGGATATGCGGGTTCTTTTACAATGAAATATGTTTATGATTTATTTCCAGAAAGCGTCATAGAGTATATAAAAAGAGAAAACCCTAAATCTATTTCAAACAATAGATTATACCGTCATCATCAGTTTTTAAGTGTCGATATAGGAGTTCCTGAGTTAGATAGACATATTTCAAAATTACTGGGAGTAATGGCATTATCAGATAATATTTCTGATTTTGAAAAAAATTTTAAAAAGGCTTTTGCAATTGAATTAGAAAGGAAGAAAAAAGATACAGAATTAAAAAAAAAACAAAATGAGAGCCTTTAATGGCTCTTATTCTTTTTCTATATTCTCAATAGCTGTTTCAATTTTAGTTTTCAGAATTTTCAAATCCTGAAGTTTCATTTCCTCCAGTTATATAATTGCTTTAGAATATTTTTTATCCCTAATTTATCCCTTTTTTTTAAAAAAAGGGTTTTGATTAATTTAATAATATGATTGAAAAAAAAGACAAATAATGTTAATATTATTCTAGTAAAAATGTAGCATTGTGTAAATGTATAATTTTTTTTAGCGAGTAGCAAAAAGGATATAAATTAATTATGCTATAATAAAAAAATATGTATCAGACCATTTGCCAATTTTTTCAGAATACTCAATAACAAAAGATTTGGAT